TATTGCGTTTCCAGAGTCTATTAATACTATTGTTGGTGTTTCTAATGTTCTTGGATTACCCGCCGTTACTGCTAAGTATCCAGGAATTGAATTTGCGTTTATTGTTAAGGTAAATTCACTAACTCCAATTCCCCCGGTAAACGTCTCGGCTCCGTCTTCAAACGTCCATTTTAAATCGCTAGTTGTTGTAGACGTATATGGAGGCGAGGCTGGAACATTCCCAAAAGAACCATTTACCCCTGTAAATGTGTAAATACTAGTTGTACCAGTATATAGTAGAGGTATTGTAAAAGCATTTATAGTCGGAGCAATATTGTCTAAGTCTCCTTTTATAGTAATATTATTTGTTGTAGAAGAAAGCGGGTCTGTTACCGCTAATATAAACTTAAATTGGTTTAAGTTTGTAGCTATATTATAATAGAAATTATTAGTTATTTTTATTCTATATTTATTAATGCCTCCAATAGTACTTGACTCTAAAGCAAAGCCGGTTACATCGCTTCCATTAGCATTTTTTACACTAACAATCGTTCCGTTGATTGTACTTGCTAATGTAATATTTGTATAAGTTACAGGGTAAAACCAATCAGTAACATATTTGCAGTCTGCCTCTCCTGTATTGCCAGAATCTATTGCCGGGTCAGGATCTTGCCATTCAAATTGAGAATAATTAACATCTATGAATGAATATGCACCTTCAAAATTTTGCGCTATTAAATCGTTTAATTCTGATATTAAGCCGGTAGAAGATGTTTCCCAATAAATATCTATATTAGATATTACAGGGTTTGTTTCTAACACGGAAAGGTAAGGAACCATAGTTGTATTAGTAACCCCAAATTGCGCGCCGTTTGTAGATATTCTACCTATTATAGGATTAGTATTTAATTGATAAAAATTACCATCAGAAGTTATATCCCCGGCACTCATTGTTAAATCTGAAGCGTTAGCCAATGTGGGTACACTGAAGCCCTCTTTTGTAGGTATAAATTGCGTATTACTTGTTGCTGAATCATTTTTAACTCTACCAAATAATCTTATAGAACTTCTATATTGTTTTTGATCCGGGCCCACTTCAGATAAATCTCTAGGTACTTTGTTTATATTATCACTAAATAATACAACATGACTAGTCTTTGTATCTTCGCCTGTTGGGAAAGTTGTAGTAGCTGTGGCTGGATAACCACTTAACGCCCCAGGAACGTATACATTATAGTACTCTTGTTGCGTTTGTTTAACAACTATCTTATATGAATACCAACCTGTAGGATTTTCTTTTGTAACACTATTTACTCTAATAATTGGCCTACCATCAACAACAGGAGTTGAACGTGGAACATCGTATAATAAAGCTTCCGTTCCTATTGTAACCTCATTTACAGATTCGTTTAGTATAATACTTGAAACGGTACCGTCAAGTCCAACAACAACATCGAAATAAGCTGGCGTTACGCCGCTTAAAGGCCCCGTTAATACTAGAGCTAGCGTGTGAATGTATGTCCCAGGAACAAGAGCATACGTTGTATTTATTACAGAAAAAGATTCAAGAAAACTCCCTTTTGCATATAAACCAGGTTCTCCAGTTGCAGGAACGCCTCTGTCGTTGAGAGGTTCTCTATTACTAGTTATAAAATTATCAAATAATACTTTTATTGAATTACCAAAGAAGGTTAATACATTAGGATTAGGGCTTAAGTACGGCGAATAAAAGCTTGACCCTCCAAAAAATGTTCCATCAACCGTTTGACTGTTAGCAATAGAAGACAATATCACATCCGATTGTCTACCAAATTTATCGGACAATATAATGCCAACTTGATAGTTCCTATTTTGCTTTACTGTATGTAACGGATATTCAATTGATATATCACCGTCTACTAGTTTTGCGTTTATTCCAACTTTATAATCAATTGCTGTAGGAGGCGTATGCTTATCTATATAATTACCATAAATAACCCTTCCTCCCGATGTCTCTTGGGCAAGCGCTCTAACAGGCACTTTATCATACACTCTAAGTAATTGATCACCTGACAAGGTTGTTTTTGGTTTACGAGATTGGTAATCGTAGTTATAATAATTTTCATTTACACTAGATAATTCGCTAGCTAATATTGTATCCAATATTTGTATTGCCAAACTATCTGATTCCTTGTATATTATGTCAATTTCTGTTGCCTTATACAAGGCTTCTAACGAGGACCCAATTGTTGGCAATGGTATAATTAATCCTATTTCGCTAACCTTATTTTTCATAAAACTAACAATAGAACTTCTATAAGCTTCATTCTCATCAGATAATGCGCCGTCAGTTATAAATGAACCATCTTGCTGGGGTATAAAAGCTATTTGTGAAAATGGAGCAAGTATAGAATACTCTCCATCATCAAATCTAAACCTATAACTAAACCTAACAAATTTGTCTTGTAAATACGAGGGGTCACCGGCGTAATTTCCAACCGGATTCAATCCACCTGTGTTGGCCCAATAAGGATTATCGCTTCCATCGGGGAGGAATTTACTTACAACATCCCGCATTGTGCAAACCCCTCCATTTATAAATTCAATAGACGAAATAGGAGCGTATTTTGCAACTGATATTTGATCTTCATTTATATAGTAGTTTCCGTCATTATAGGCGGTATTAACGTTTATTTTTCTAGGTTGATTTCTATTATCAGTCCAAAATAATAAATTTTCAATAAGATTAATACCGGTAATTGGATGTGTTTTTGAAAAGTTAAGAAACTTTCCACTAACTAATGTTTTAACTTCTTTATTATTTAAGTTTATTTGTATTATTCTAGATAATGTATCTTCATAATTAGCATAATCAGTGGCCCACATATACGATTGTGGATTGTCTAATTGATTAAGGGATGTATCTGTATAATTAGTTGCCATCGCATATAATATACCGGCAGTTTGATTATATGTATACCCAATAATTTCAAAGTTTAAATTATCAAAATTAATAATAAGATCTGCAACTAAATCATTTCCTAATATATTTTCAATAGAACCTGTATTACTATTATTTGAACTTATTATAGATATATTACGCCCTTCCCTATATTCATTAGACGGCACTAATCTATCATCTAAATCTTGATTCATTTTAGACGATGTAAAACTATTCTTGATTTCTGCCATCTATTTAATGTTTAATCCATTTATATTGACCTCGTAATGCTTTTGTAAATTCTTCTAATTTAATATTAGATAATCTTAGTTTAGCATTTCTTAGTTTAGCAAATTTTTCTTGTTTTAATCTTTGCACCACATATTCAGGTTGATTAGACCTTGTGGATAATATAGCGTGTATAATATGAGCATATAAAGCTTCTTCTGCCATTTTAGGCACTCTTGTATCTAAATCATAAGCTAACCCATCTGAAATATATTCTAATAGTATTAATGATCCAACTAGATCACTACTAAATGATATTTTACCTTCTCTATCATTCATAATGAAAGTTCCGTTAAAATTAGCATTTGCAGTATCCATACCGTATCGCTGTCCTAGGTAATTATAGGTATTTGCTCCTTGATCATTAAAGTTCAAACTAGATAATCTATCTCTAACTTGGTTTGATGTGGGCTTGTCGGCTTTCCAGCGCTCCTCCATTATAGAAGTGCCTGTTATATTAGTGTCGAAAGTATCTTGTACCGGTATTCCTTCCGTGTCTTGGATTGGCATTGTATATGGCGAACCATTTAACATACCAGGATATATAATATGCTTAACCCCATTTCCATCAATACGGGAGATCTTAACGTAGTTCACGTAGTCTTGTGGTATTATTACGTTTAGACTTGGAGGTATAGTTAACTCTTGAGATTTTATACTTCTTAAAGTGTCGTAACTAAACTCCTGCATGCCACGTTTGGCATGGAATATTACATCTGTACGTTTAACGTCAGATATTAATTTCCCCGCTCCAACGTAGGCGATAAGAAAGTTATTTATAATATCGTCTAATGTAATATAAGCGTAGCTACCATAGTTTTCTTCAACAACAGTACCGAATGCGTCATTGTCGCCATATTTACCTCCTTCTAATCTTTTTAATTGTACGGTATATATATCACCCGCAGATCCGCTTGAATTTATATATATGGTATTACCATTATATATTTGTTGTGCTGTAAAATCCTCATTAAAAGTTAGACCGTTGTCAGTACTCTTATATAATTTAAAGTTGTTAAGTGCATAATTATCATCATTAACATCCATAGTATATAAAACGAATGGAGTATCAAAGCCTTCAAAAACAAGGCCATAAGTCGTGCCTGTTAATGTTATGCTTTGTGCGCCTTCATAATATTGTCTATTACTTTCAGTTATTATGCCATTATTTAGAAGTGCCATATCTTATTATTGTTTTTCATTCATATTATCCTGTTGTACTTTTTGTGCTGCTATTTGAATAACTTGAGGATCTCTAATAACAATACCTGCATACTCTAATATTCTTATTACTAATTCTGTTTGCTCGGATTGGTGTAATTCAAAGTTTGTAGACAACGAGGAGCTATATACATAATTACCCAAATTATTATTAACAGTAAATCCCCAAACAATTGGGGTTGGAAATTTTAAATAGTTAACGCTAACTCCCGAAGTTATAGTTTCCGGATATACTTTTACAAGACTATTCTCGTATAAGTATATTGGATAAGAACTTGAAGGCTTTGTAAGTTTTGATCTGTAAAGATTATAGAACTCATTTCTCTGAACTCTTTGCATTTCTGTGCTATTGTATACAACGCTGCCCAACTCTTGTAAATCGGTAGGTAAAGTATATCCGTCTGAAGTTGGTGATGATAAAGATTGGCTTCTTTTAAATATAGCCATTTTTTCATCAAGCAAATCTACGCGATCAGCATAATCTAAATCAGTTTGGGGAACTCTAAGTAATTGATTTAGGTCCTCAAAATATTTTGAATATATTTCAAGTTGTACTTGGGTGCCAATTTTATTAAACTCATCAGGTGTCATATACCCTCTTTGTTCTTTATTAAGTATTAATAAAACTGTTCTATAAACTGTATCTACACTTACTGCCATTTGCTATATTTTTATAATAAATAAGCGGATACTGCAGTTTTATTTACAATATCCGCCTATATATTAGTATTACGTATTATTTAAGTTTTTTCTCTATAGACTTAAAGATTTCTACTCCTTCGTCTGTCTTAAAGAATGCTGCCATTGCTGAGTATGGATTTTCATCAAAAGGCACTGTCATTAATTTTTTATCATTAGTTCCCCACGTAAATGTACGCTGGTCTTGTGAAAGTTTTATAATACCCGCTTCAGCTGCTCTAATTGCTACATTACGCAGTTGAACATTATCGTCACTGGCTAGTTCTAAGAACAAACCTGGATTGTTACGGGCAAATAATAGTAAATCTCTTTTTAGTTCCTTAGAAGTCATCGATGTAACCCTAGAACCTAGCTCTACTCTTAATATTGCTTCCGCCTGGTCAATTTCAATATTCATTGCCATATTGAGGGCATTGATTTCTAATTCTAGATCTTCTAGTTCATCCGCTGCATCTGCTACTGCATCTAATTCATAGTATGAATTGCTTTTTGCTGGATGATATATTGATAATAGTTTTTGTAAATTTTGTTTTTCTTTAGGAACAAATAATGCGCCATCTTCAAATACAATATGCCCCATTGTAGATTCTCCTTTTTGCTCATCTTTAAATGGCGAATTCTGGTTTGTGGCATACCTTAACTCTCTTTGCTCTTTTGTTTCTGGATCAAACCATAAAAACGGATATCTGGATGAGTGCTTTGATTGAATTGTGTGGGTTAATGGATTATAGCCTGTACTTAATATATAAGTTCTATCTTTTATTTCCCAATTTACTTTTAACGGTTCTTTTTCTTTTGTTGACATGATATAATATAATTTTTATTATTATTTTTATTTAGTAAATATTACCCTCACTATTGCCGTGAGGGTAAATTTACATTTATTTATTACTATACTGCGGTAAACAATACAAAATTGTTTGCTCCTTGTACGCATAAACATCTTTCAGACAAGAAGTGTACTTCCATTGCGTCTGTATCTGAAGTATAAGCCCCACCAGCAGAACCTAATACCCAAGTCTTCATTTTACGGTCATCAGCTTGTGAAGCTCTATAACGAACGTGCAAGAATGGGCGACGGATGTTAGTTCCTAATTGTTGGTCGTATACAGTAGATGTGCCCGCAGGAACTAAAACTCCATCAATATTGCCTCCTACACTAGCAAGACCACCTCTTGTAGAAGCGTCATTTAGGTATTTCCAGTCAGTTTTATAGAAATCATAAGACCCTCTACGGAAGCCTGTAAATCCTAAGTTAAGTGACATTTGCTCAGAGTTTTCAAATACGCCAAAAGAAGTGCCTCCTGACCCATAAGAATTCTGCCCAGCTAACATTGTGTCAATTTCTAAAGAGGTAGCTCTATTAAGGAAAAGCATATTCTCTTCAATAGCTCCTTGGGTATCTAGATTTTTTAAGATATTATCAAAACTAGTTAAATTTTCTGCTGCAGTACCGCCAAAAGCAGCAACTGTATTTCCTCGTTTCTTAACAGACGCAAAAAGACCTTCAGTACCTTTTTTCTTATTGGTTGTATCTCCAGCAGCCCCAGGTGTTGTAGAAGCAATTTCACCTTCAATTACCGCCATTTCCAAGTAATCTTCAAAACGTAATCTAGTTTCAGATTCTGCTTTTAGATACCATAAGAAACCGCTTGCGCCTGCTTCTGTAGCAACTTCTACCCATCCAATTTGAGCCATATCAGATCCGTTAATAGTATATTTATTACGGATTATAATAGGGGAATTGTTAAATTGAGTAAAAGACGGGTCAATACTAAGGTAAGAATCGTTTGTTAAAGTAGATCCTTTAGCATATTCAGAACCATAAACGAATACTCTACAACTAGCTGTCGTTAGCGGAATACCATTAGTCCCGTCTGAACCAGTTACAATAGAAGCTGATAAATAAGGAGCAACTGTAATTGTAACTTCATTTGAAACTACTGCGCCAACCGCTGTAATAATAGCTTTTACTTCACGCCCAGTTGCTGGATTAATAATAACTACTGTTTGATTTTTTGATAAAACGTTTGTAACTGTAGCCGTAACGTTACCATCAGTAACACTACCTACTGTAAATTTAAAAGTTGTTGCTGAAACGATTGTTACGTTTTTGTAAGCAACATGTAATCTATTTTGCTCAGACCAAATAACTTGATCAGATTGCATAGGCATTTCAGCTCCAACCATACGAAGGAATCCTGATAATGTTCTATTACCATATCTCTCTACTTCTTGTTCGTAGATTTCTGGTAAATACTGTTTTGCAAATGTCCCCCCACCTGAGGCGGAATCAAATGTTAAATAACTTCCTGGATTAGGAGTTTGAGTCTGACTTGGTATAAGTGCACCAAATGCTGGAGAAGGCGTTATTACTGCCATAATTTTTTAATTTAATGTTAAAATTTTCTTGTTTGTATTTTCAATTTTGAAGAATCAACACCGTTAATTGCTTTAACACGTATTCCTCCAACAAATATTTCCCCTGAACTAGTTTGCCTAGGCTCAGTTGATATATTATTGGATTTTGCAACAACTTCTTTTATTGCGTCGGCTTTACCCTGCTCGTAAAAGTGTTTTGCAATCGTGTCCACATTATCAGCGGCATACATGGCTTTATGATACCCTTTCAAATCTACAACATCTCCTTTATCATTTAAGAACTTCTTAACTAGATTAGTTATGTTTGATTGTTTGTCTGCTACAACATCTTTATTAGCAACGCCATATCTAAAATTTTTATCTCCCAAATTAAAATCAAAACCTTTGAAATCTTGGTTGAATAAGTTTTTAGTGTCGTCTTTAAATTTTGAATGCTGCAACTCCACTATTTGTTGCTCTTCATTATAGCGGTTAAAAAAGTCGTTTGCTTTTTGTTGGTCTTGTGTAATACCAGGTCTCAACTTGATTTCCTCGTAATATTTACTTTTAAGCCCGTCTAAAAAGATTCTTGCTTTTGCAACCTCTTCTTTGAAAGCGAGTTTCTTTTTACGAATATCTCGCTCTTCATCCAACTCTTCGTCATATTCAAAGTTGTCTTCCATAAGGAATTCAATCTCTTCATTGTCTAAATGTGGACGTGTTTTTTTATAATATTCCTTTAATAAGGTTTCGTTATTTACATTTGAGTAGTCGGCATTTAGCCTAACATAGTCGTTAATATCACCCCCGGTTTCTTCCATAAAAGAAATAAGTTTCTCTATGTTCTCAGGTAGCGGTTTGCCAGAATATTCAGACGCTCTTATTGCATCCTTTACTTCCTGCGCTAAACTCGTGGTCTCTTGCTGAATTTCTTCTTCTGTAATTTCGTTTATTACAGTTACTTCTTCTTGACTGGTAACGATTTTAGATTCTTCGTTTCCTTGGGCTACTTCTCGCGGTCCCGCTTTGGATCCTTCGCTACCTAACAGGCTTCCGTTTGCGTTTTGCTCTTGAATGGTATCTGTTGTTTCTGTTCCGCTAGGAATAAATACTTTTGTTACTTCAGGTTCTTTCGCTACGATAGGTTCATCTTCTTTGATTATAACCTTCGTAATCTGATCCACTTTATTTAATTTCCTTGGCGTTTGTTTTTTTACTTTGAATTCGCCTTCTGTTTTAATTTGTTCTGACATGATATAATATTATAAGATTGATTGATAAAATTTATTTTGGTTCAAACTGAGCTAAATCAAATCCACCCATATTGTCGAAACCAGCAGACTCAAAGTCTTTAGGCATTGTTTTATTTTGTCTTTGGTCTATTAGCTCTGATTGTTGTGTTGCTGTTGTTTTTAATCTATTGTCTTTACGATCCTCAATAGTATTAAGTTTTGATTGTTGCACTTGAGCATTAACCTGAGCTAATTGCATTTGATATTTAAACTCTTCCGCCATTAACAACTTTTTAAGTTGCGCTTCATGCTCCATTCTTTGAATTTCAAATTGATTCTTTGCTTGCATCTTTTGAATTTCAGTCTGAGCTAAAGCCTGTTGTTTTTGCACTTCAGCTAATGCGGCTGCTTCTGTTGTCTGAGAATTTGCCTGGGCCTGTGCTTGTATATTTGCTTGCTGGTTTGCTTGGTCTCTTTCTTGTTTTTTTCTTCTCTTATATTTCAAAGATTGGTTAGCAAGTTTAAGATTATTAATTTCTCTTAGATCAATGGCATCTTCAAGGTCAATTCCGCCTGATTGCAAAGCAACTTGTATGTTTTGTTCTAATTGCGCTTTCTCCTCTTCATCTGGCTCTAATTCTAAGAATATGCCAAAGTCGTGAATATCTAAGTTCTGTAATTCTTCTAGCGTTTTAACATTTGATATTGATATACTTTGCACCAAAGCATTTGCAGTTAATGGGAATTTTAATGAATCACCAACCCTTTTAGATATATTTTCACATATTCTTAATGTTATATATAAACTTGCGTCTAATACGTGTCTGGTCGCTACATTAGAATTCGCTGCGGCCATTTTTTGTAAGCCCACTAATGAATTGGAATCCGGCATAGAACCATCTCTTGCTTCATTAAGTCCGGTTACATCACGAATCATTTGTAAGTAATACTGATATGTATTTATTAACGATGAAATCTTAGCATTACCTGACGATGTTTGTAACTCCTGAATTGGCACTTTGCCAGGATTGCCAGACCCATCTTGCGTCATAGATCTACCAACAATACTACCAGTTTGAAAATACATATTTAATGCTTCTGCTGGATTGTAATTTGTACCATTACCTAAATCAACTTCTGCTAAACCATCAACATCAACGAATACTCCATCGGGGACCATTCTAGCAAGCACCTGTTGCAATTTTAGATGTGTTATTTGGATCATATCAGCAAAAGAAGTAATTCTACTTACTATAGACTCAATTCTTCCTTTATAAAGACGCGGTGCACAAATAGCGTAGTTCATGTCTACTTTAGTAGTATCCGCTAATGGCCTTGTCATATTCTGAGACAATTCCCAGCTAAGCATTCTTTTATGTCCAAGTATTTTTGCCCCCGAATAAAGAACTTCAATACTTCTTGATACTACATTAAAGTTATCATTAGCTGGCGGATTAAATGCATCTGACTTAACCAACGCTTTTTCTAATCCCTGTTCTGTTTGTTTTATTTTAAACACTTGATTTGAATATGTTTTGTATTCAAAGTATAAAACTTGTATTGTAGTTGTGTCGTAATTTTGATTTGTATATGTACGACTATAATCATTTGTCCCGGGAAACTTTTCTATTTCCTTTAATTCTTCATCAGTTAAATTAGGGAACTCTTTCTTTAATTCTTCTAAACTAATAGACTTAACCTCGCCGACGTAGTACACGTCATCAAAGTTAGGGTCTTCAGTGTATGAATAAACTAAATTAGCCGGATCTACATAATCTATAACGATACCATTTGAACCATTCCAGTTTGTTTTTGCGCACGCAATACCTAATACTGTTAAATCATAATTAAGCCTCTTTGCAATGTTGTCATATTTGTTTTTATTCAAAACATAATTAATGACTTCTTCTTCTGCAATTTCAACAGCTTGTTTGTAATTTAATTGTAAATGTATTTCTAATTCTTCATTATCTTCTGGTAATGAATCTGGGTTTGGCGTACTATATAAGTTTGCTCCTAACTTTTCTTGAATATCATTCAACAAATCTTTTGCATTCATATCCCTTAATAATGCAGCAGTGTAGTTAGTCTTCTGTGCCACTGATTGTGGATCTTGTGCAAATGTTTTTATTTTAAATAATTTATTAGACATACCGTTAACAACTATATCAACAAACTTTGGTATAATTGGTATTGGTTTCCAGTCTAAATTCAAATAAGATAAGTCGCCATTAATAGATAATTCATCTTTATATTTTTGTATGCTTTGTTCACCTCTAGCGTATAATTTAAGGTTATGGAATGTTTGCCAGTTGGTACTCCATCTGCCATTTCCAAGACTAGTTCTATTACCTCTGAACCACTCACCTTCTATCGCCATACCTACTGCATAGCCATAGTCTAATGTTTGTTTTTCTTCGTCCGGTACCACCTGACTTGGGAAAGAGCTATTCGTGTTAGTATAAATCATCTATTATATTATTTGTGAACTATAACCTCGGTTATTATATTTTTTGAAATTTAATTCTACTTTTTCTTTTTTATACGGCGTTGACGGAGAATATAAATGTCTGTTACATGCCATTATAGCAAACCCAGAACTTATGGTTGCATCATGCTTTGTTCTATTATTTATATTAAATCTAGACCAATCATTCAATGTTTTTTGAAAATACATATCGCCATATCCGTTTTCTTTGTAACCAACATAATCTTCTATATACGTTTCAATAGCAGATGCGTGAGCTTGTATTATATCTTGTCCAGCTGAAGGTATACCACCAATCTCTTTTTCTGTTGGGGATAAATTGTTCCAAACTTTGTCAGGCCTATTCATTGAGAAGTGTCTGTAACCTCTTCTCTTTAAATAGTATAATAATCTAGCTTTGTTATTCTCTGCTAATATTGGCATACCATAAAACACTAGCGCCATTAAAACCTCTTCAAAAAATATTTCAGAAGTTTGCGGCCTAGCTATATATTCTAAAAAGAAATGATTTGGTGGAACGTCTTCCATTGAAAACTTAGTTAACCCGTGAAGTGAACCATTAGATCCTCTTACATCAACTGTTCCAGATATATCATAACTATCACATCCGAATGCACCTAAGTGTTCATTGCCTGGATATTTAAGCCCATCCTTTATCATCACGCGGTTTTGAAGATGTTTCGGTGGAACCCATGATATTAAAAATCTGCCTTCCTTGCTTGGGTAAAATACAACCTTTGAATCTTGTATTCCATTCTCCCATTGAAAACTACCTTGTGTTATAACTTGTGAGTTTCGTAGATCGTCATTGTAATCTATTTGTTCATATATTTTTGTAAGATTAAACAAAGATTGTTTTGTCTCGTCTCTAAATGCGTGTTGTTCTGTTCTCGGAAACTGGCGGTAGTATTCGTTTAAACCATCTTGATCTTGTTTTAAACCATCAACTTCATTTTGCCAATGTTCAATAACCCCATATTCTATATAATTCCCATCTATACCTTTAATTGGTTTTGCTGGAGTATCGAATACAGGTATCCCATAAGCGTCAATGAATCCCTCGTACGACCATTCCATAGGTATGAACAAACTATATAGTCCTGAACTAGTCTGTCCATTGCGGTTTCTTTTCGTAACATCTGAATCATTATATAATCTTTTGAAGTTTTCACCCCCTTTGTCTAAAGCATTTGATGTTGAACCCATCATACATTTTCCAATAACTCTACTACCTAATCTGAGTGTCGTTTTAGTTACACGCCAGTTATTTAATATGTTATCGGGTCTTTCCCATTTACCACTTTCATCGTGTACTAATAGTTTTAATTTTTCACCATCATAACTATTGTCACCTGTATTCTTCCAGTCAATCGTAGTGTCTAATCCTTCAAGATCTTCTAGCTTCTCATTAGAGTCTAATTTTCTTCTTGTAAGTTTAGACGCTGGTATTCTATATGCTAATTCTGTTTTTGGTCTATCCATACCATCTTGGATAGGTTTAAAAAAGAATGGGTAATTAACCGAGATAGGCACCACCTTATCCGTAAACATTTTCTTTGCATCCGCTCCTGATTTTGACAATATACCAAATCGTGAATCGCTGGATATTGTTGCTTGATTTACAAGCTCAGCTGAGGACATAAATGAAAATCCAGAACGTCTATTCTTTAAATAACACATTCCGTAACATCTTGGATCGGCTTTACAAGCTTCCCAAAATATAAAGAATAATCTATTTGACTCTCTAAAATCTGCAGCCCCTACGTCTATCTTGCTCCATTGCAAGTACATATAGTGCGTACCGGTTATATATGTGGGCCTACCATTACTATAGTATGTAAAACCTTCGTCTCTTCTTTTAAATTCTTGATCTATATAATCATACCAATACTCTTTAAAGTTATCAGGATGCTTATTCCAATCGGTAACATTCTTAATCTTATCTAATTCTTTAGGATATTGTGATTGTTCCCAATACTGCTCTTCTTTTACATTAGATCTTTTATAAGGATCCTCGTCTAATGGCAATGCAATTCTAAGATTTTGTATCTCATATATCTCACCAATCTTACCTGTCTTGCTGATAACAACTACATCATAGTCTTTATCATATCCGTATTTCCATTTATTAAACCTATTGTTTTTTTTAATAACTGTAGGTTTTATATAGTCTGTTAATACTTTATATAAACTTTGTTCGTACATTATCTAGACCTCCCTTCTGCAAATCCTTTAAATGGTTTTGCTGTAGTTTCTTTAGAAGCATCCTCAATCATCTTTGTTTCGTCTTCTATTCTGGCAAGAATTTCAAACGCATCGAATATTGCTAATTTTTTTGTAGCTGCCGCATTCTTTAATTTGTCTGCTGATAAATCATCGTCCCCATTATTTAATATAGCTTCTTCCGCAACTTTAATTAGCTCCAATACCGCTTTGTGCCCAGCTTGGATTATATTCAACTTCGTTTCCTTTGTATCCATATTTAATTACAATATCATTAGATTTCATACAATATAATCGCTGGCCTTCTACAATAAACTCATACTCACCATTAGGGGTATAGCCTACTAGATCTCCAGGATTGATTTTAAGCTTGTTTAAGGAATCATTTCCGTATTTTAATATACCAATAAACTCTCTCTCTTTATCTACCTTAAAATGATTATTATTCTTTATGGGTTTTACAAAACATCTATCATTAAATGCAATCCATTTTTTATCATTCTTGTACAAGTAAATTTGATCTACACTGCAAAAGTATTGATCATCTCTAAAATATGATGAACTATTTTTGCTTTTACCTTTCATGTCATAAAACCTCCTAAATACATTATGGTGAATTACTACTAAATCTCCTTCTTTAATTTCTGTTTTGAATGCTAAAGGAGTTGAAACCACAACCGCTACATTATTAACAGATTTAAAACTTTCTATTCTCGTATTTAGTAATAATTCTTTATTATCTACCGTAATGCTATTTTCATATCTTTCGCCTAAAGGCTTAACTATAAAGTTAAATACGCTTCTCATCAATACTCTAAATCATATTCGACGGAAATTGCCATGTTAGAATTGAACTTCTTCCACGGCATTATCTCATCTCCTTTTTTTATGTGAATATTATAAGAATTCTCAGACTCATTAAGCAATATATGGGAAATCTCATGACCCCCATATACCGTTTGCCCTATAGAATAGTGCATTGCATCATTCTTATAATCTGAACCTATACTTATTTTTCTTATAACAGAACTCATTATTTATTCTTCAGTATCTTTAGCAATGCTTAGACTTGGCTCATATTCTTTTACAATTTCGGCATAAGAACCATCTTGCAAGTTAATGTTTATTGCACCATACTGCAATTCAATTTCTGATTTGAATTCCTCAACAGATTTGTTTACGTCTGCTAATTGGTGAAGATAACTATGTTTCTGCGATTCAGCTACACCTATATTTGTCAATAGCGCTTGCAAATCTTTTTGACCTTTTACAATTTTTTCTAATTGCTCCTCTGTAATCTTTTTAATTTCTGTACTCATTTGATTTAATTTAATTGTTTATTGTTGTTATATTTATTTAACTGCTTTACCTGTTTTTTCTTTAGAATCTAAGAATTCAAAATTTCTTGCTCTAGCGCCTTCAGTATATGATTTTTTAGCTTCGTATTCTTTGCGCATTGCTTCCTCTTGCTTAGTGCCAATTTGAGCTCTAGAAATTTCTTTCTTATCACTGCCTCTTAGTATTAGAGTATTGCCAACTTTGTCTAAAGTTTTTTCGTAGCCTCCTTTGGATACTGTATTTGCTAATGGTGATGTAGCTGGATTATAGCCGTCTTTATTGCCTACAGCACCACTATTTAAACTTGATGGTAATCCACCTCCTGTTTTAGGACTGTTACCTCTTCCTGCGTTTTGAGTATATGCCATGTTATTTTTTCTTTTTAGCTTTTGTTTTTTCTTTCATTTGTTTTTTTGCCTTCGCTTTTTTCGCGCTTAGACATAGTTGCTCCGTTAACTAAATATATTTTTAAATCAGTATGCCCCATCAGAACGACCTTTTGCTCTTTGAGTAATAGCGCAACCGCACGCTGTTGGTTTATCGTTGTTAAAAATAGTGCCATTTATCCCAGAACTAGAACCTTTACCTTTCGGCAAAGAATCAGTATTAAAAGGACCGTTCCATAAAGCATTCGCTCCAACCCCTGAAGTAGAGGCAAGCTTGTCATGAGAGTCCATTGGATGTTTTTTAATATTTAAAATCATAATTAATAAGTTTGTAGGTTATTATCAGGCATAATTTGTGTTTGTACATTTTGAGGAACTACTACAGGTGCAGTGGGGGCCATAATAGGTGTACCAACCGTTCTGTTAAATGTATTTGGCATTTGTGTGCCGTTTACCCCTTGCAGGGTTTGCATATTACCCATTGCATTCGGATTAATTACATTTGACTGCAATTGATTTGGGTTTTGGTTATAATTGTCTATCATATTAATTATTTTTATTAACGTTTTCTATTGCTTTTTTCAACACTATATCACTATACGTTTTACCTTTCATTATAGGGTTTCTTTGTGTGCTAGTAGGTATTTCTTCGATACCGAGCATTATACGGTACATTCTACTTATTAATTGTTTGCACTTAAAAGAAACTTTATATATATGATATTTCTGTGTTGTGTGATTCCTAGGTCTCCAAACAACTATCCAGCCTTCTTTTAATAAAGAATTCCATCGTCTGTTGTCCCAGCTATATGAGTATGTGCCTATCTTAAAATCTTGTTTTGTGAAGAAGTCCATACAATCAAAATGCACAAGCAATTCTAAATCAGCATCAGACAACCCGTTTGTTTTGCATGCCCATTTACGTATTATTCTATAATTTTTTAATAAGTTAAGTTCTTTTATGTCCTTAGCCTCAAACCGTTTCATAATACAACAACTATATCCTGTAATTTTATAATAGTATATTTATCGCCTTCAAATTCTATCCCATGGCCTGAGTGCTTATCATAATAGATCTCATCTCCTTCAACAACTACTTTTATATCATCACTAACTGATACTACAACAGCTTCTTTATATCTAATGTCTTCTTTGTCTTTCTCAATCAAAATAAGACCTCCCTTTGTTTTATCTGTAACTACTTTTTTTGGCAGTATGATTATATTGTTACCTATTGCCCTCATTTACTCTTAAGTTATTGATTATACAATCGGTTGATAATATTGTAACGGCAACTGACGCTGCGTTTCTCAATGCTGACTTGGTAACTAATAATGGATCAATAATTCCCGCCTCAATCATATTAACCGTTTTATTGGTTATGACATTTAATCCAAATCCTACGCCTCTATTTGTTGGTATTGCATCAATTCCAGCATTTTTTAAAATAGTATAAAATGGAGCGGTAATTGCGTTTAGTAAAGCTGTTTCACCAGCTGATTCTGAAGTAATAATTTCCGAAGCATCCAACAATGCAATACCACCTCCGGGAATGATACCCTCTTTGATTGCTGCTTTAGTCGCGCAAATTGCATCCTCAACTCTATCCGCTTTTTCTTTTAACTCAATATCGGAATTAGCTCCAACCTTTACGATAGCTACTTTAGCGCACAATCTAGCTAATCTTATTTCTAATCTAATAACTTCACCAGGTGGATTGTTATCTAATAGTTTTGCTTTTATTTCATTTATTAGGGCAGTAACTTCCTCATTAGGCTCACCTACTTGTAATATAGTGTCTCCATTACTAGTTATACTTTTTAAACAAGTCCCAAGATATTCCGGTTGGATTAAATCCATATCATCACCAAGATCCTCATTAATAACAGTTGCTCCTGTCAGCAGGGCTAAATCCGATAACATATCTTTTTTGCTTATTCCGTACGTGGGGGCATTAATAACATTGACCTTAATATTCCCTTTAACCTTATTCATCGCTAATGCAGCTATGACTGTTGGTTCGATGTCCGCAATAATAAGTAAGGACTTATTTGCTTTTATAATATATTCTAATACTGATTGTATTTGTCTAATATTTTCAACAGGCGATTCTATAATTAATACTTGCGGGTTATCTAGTTCAGCTGTTTTTTTTGTATGATTTGTAATAAAGTGCGAATTAACTAATCCTTTATCATATTGTACGCCGTCTAATATTTCAATTTCAGTTTCCGCTAATGCCGATGTCTCCATCATAACAATCCCCGTTTCCTTAACCGCTCTAAAAGCGTCCCCAATAATTTTACCTAAGACAGGGTCGTTGTTTGTTGATATAGTTGCAATCTGGTCAATCATTGTTCCTGTTACCGGTACAGCAATAGAATCTAAATATTCAATTACTTTTTCAACAGTAGCTTCAATGCCGTTTTTAAGTTCTCTCTGGCTAATAGTGTCTTTAACTCTATAAGCCTCAGATAAAATAGCGTGAGCTAATACCGTTGCCGTGGTTGTTCCGTCTCCCGCTTCTTTAACTGTTTTCCTGGCTGCTTCTTTTAAAAGCGTTGCCCCCATATTTTCAATAGGGTCTAACAGTATAATAGAATCAGCAACTGTTACGCCGTCTTTTGTAATGACAGGGTTGCCTGTTCCGTCTTCTAACATCACACATTTACCGCTCGCCCCAAGAGTTGAGCTAACTGCTAGTGTTAATTTTGTAATACCCTCAAATACCTTGTTCTTGGCATCATCACCAAAACTAAGGTTTTTGACAATTGCATCTGACATATTTATTTTATTTAATTAGATTGATATAGTTTATTATCACTTGTTTATATGTATTTTTACTAACCTTGCCCTCTATACTTCTTGCTATATAGCTTAGAAGTTTTTATCTTAGAAGTCTTTGTTTTAGAATGTATTCCTGGTCTAGATACTTTTATAGTATTTTTTTTAGCAACCGCTGTCTGTTTTGCCATAGTAAATATAACATTATTAATATTAATATAGGTATTAATAATACCCAATAATTTTGTTTTTTATCTATTTTCTTTTCTTTTGTTTTTATTACTTCTGTCTTAACTACCTTATTAGTACCCGTCGAGTCTTTAGACTTCGTATAAGACGTTTTATTTTTGTTAGAATATGAAACATTGTTTTTATTTTTTTTAATGCTTAGAATTACATTTTTATAACTTACACCATTAACTATTATTTCTTTTGTAGTGTCTATTGGGGTTATTTTTAATTCACTATTTTCATTAATTATAACTATATTTGTAGAATCTATTTTTTTTTCTGTTTCTATAGTTATAACTTTAACTTTTGTTTCAACTATACTGTCTTTTTTAATATCAGTTTTATCTACAACAACTTTTCTTGAAGCGCAAGATAACAACGTGAGTAATAATGTAATTAATAAGATTTTCTTCATTTTATGTTATAGTTAGAGTTATCTCTTTAGCTGGCTTCATTTTCGCGAATAAAGATTCAAAAGCTTTTCTTGATTGACCTATGAAATCCTTTGACATTGTTTTACCTACCAATATACAACCTTCAGTATCGTGATTTGTGTTACCTGGATGTATCCGTATTCCTTCGAAATTAGGTACATTTAATAACAAAGGTAACAACTTTTTAAATCTATTAGATTGATTTATTATGACTTTATATGTTCCTTTAGGAATAGCTGTTTCAGATTTGATCTTAACATCTCTTTCTATATCTTCTAGTGTATAACATTCCCATTTACCATCTATAGTCATTTCGCCTATGGTGGACTTTTCTGTTTTATAAAGTCTCTTTATTGTTATTTTCATGTTTATTTTTTAATTTAATATTTATCCAGTCATATATTTTCATACATGTATATGTTATTGACATAATCAATAATATAATTTTCAATACTATTTCCAAGTTTGTGAAACTTATTATCAAGGTTAGTGCATTTAATGCATATAAGCGAATAGAACATTGATCCATTAGTTTTTAATCTTTAATATTGTATCTGTGAATCCTTGAATACTAATATAAGCTGTCGCTATTATAACCCAGTCAGTTGACGTTATATTACCAGTAAACAAACCAGTACACGCCACTACAAAAACCATTAATTTTCTTGATATGAATTTATTTAATATTATATCTAATTCTTGTCTACTCATTTATTGATTTTTTTACGTGGTTATTATCAAATTTATCCAAAATCCAAACTAATGTTTTACCTGCTTTTGTGAGCGTTCCATCTCTTTCATTTTTACCTAAAGCACTTGAAATAGTCTCTTCAATGTTTCCAAACTTATATCCTTTGTCGGTTCTTAGCGTTTTATTCCATAATGTCCTAAACTCCCTATTTGCAAATTTATCTAAGTTGATTGCACTGCTTAAAAAATACCCACATTTATTATCTACAACAAACCAATTAATAAAAGATAATGGCAGGTATAAAACATAAGCCGTTATGAATAATAGAAAGTTTATCATTATTATATTGGTTCTTCAATAACGGGTTCTTCAATAACGGGTTCTTCAACTACAGGTTCTTCTACAATAGGGTCAGGAGTTATCTCCCAATCAATCGGCTCTAATCTGTAAATAGTTTTCCCTGTTGGCAGTAGATTTGTTGTTGTATCTATTAGCAACCCAATTTGAATTTTCTTTAAATCTTTAACCGTTTTTGATAATCCCGATAAATCAAAATTAACGTCAATATAATCAGACAATTGGTCTATTTGACTGTTTAAATATCTTACTATTTTAGTGTCGTGGCATACTTTAAATCCGTCAATAAAAACATAGTCTTTGACCGTTAATAAATACCCTTTTTTGTCAACTACGTAAGAATCTATTTCTAATATAACTATCGACTGTCTGTCGCCCCTTTTTTCGTAAAATATTGGTTGTTTTGTTTGTACCATTTTTATTTTTATTTATTGATTAAACCATTGAGCAAATATAATTCCGTTACTTCCAGTACCAGCGGTGGCATTTTGTTTACCCGCGCCGCCACCTGCGCCATAACCATTCCCAGGCTTTCCTGCAAGTGTGTTTCTAACTCCAGCACCACCAACACCCCAACCTTTAGGACTTGAACCACCTCTTGCAGATGGAACTGCTGCGGATGCTGTTGTGCTATCATCCCCTGATTGACCTGCAATATTTATATCTCCATCTGAAGCGCCACCACCCGCTCCACCATTGCTACTTATAGCATTAACACCACCACCACCACCATTTGCTAACAAATCAAACCCCAATATAGTAAATGTTGTATCTGTACCAGCCGTAATTTGCGCCCCTCCTACTCCAATAGCACAAGTATAGTTACCAGGTGAAAGCCCTGTGACTGTTTTAAAACAATATCCACCTCCTCCTCCACCTGAACCTGATGCTCCAGCAGTTGCTAACACTGAACCAGCTCCACCACCACCACCAACAAGTTCAATATTAAATATGGTAGATGTAGTTATTCCGACACCTGTCGGTACAGTAAATGTTGTCCCGCTTGTTACAATTATTGTTCCTGTTTGTGGTGCAACTCCACCACCCGACACAACTAAATCACCGCTACCTAATAAACTATTTCCATTTATTGTTTTAATATTTGTAGCTGAAACTAATGTGTTTTGTTTTCCACTAAATTGATCTTGAATCGGGCTTGTAACGTTTTTTACATTAATTAGTTCTGACAAACTTGGATATGTTGCAAGTGGTAAGCTAACTACATTTTTATTAGCATCAAATGAAGCTATTGTAGATGCTGTTTCTAATTGCAATTTTAAACCATTATTGTCAATCCTAGCTACTTCTACACTTCCTATTACTCTTGTAAATTTAGCTATTGAAGCAGTGTTATTACCTCCTACAACATCTAGCGCAATACCTTGGTCAGAGGTAATTTTTAAAGCGNTTGCCGACAAGTTAATATCTACTGTTCCTATAAAATTTTTGTTTCCAGCAAATGTCTGTGTACCCGTTGTGACAACTCCACCAAAAGAAGCTGACGCTGGTTGTAGATTTAAAACAGAGCCGGTTATTGTAGCGGCGTTAGCGTTAGGTGTTGTTCCTATCGCTGAGAGTGAGACAGAACCTCCACTCCCTGTAGTAGTAGAACCATCAGCCATTAAATACTGAGAGGGAGATCCACCTGATTTTATAAATGAATTTGCAGTTATCTTACCATCATTAGCTACAAACGCTTGATTAACACTATTCTTTTTAAATTCAACTATATTACTTGCCGCGCTATTGGTATTAAATATAGCGGAAACACTGTTTACCGAAGAAGAATAAATACCTGCACTGTCTTCTGAAAACGTTTGAATACCATCGCCTCCTACAGATGTCGCATAAACACCAGCTCCATCTTCTGAATTTCCAGTTACACCAGTTCCTGTAGTTGTATTAGTTCCTGTTATAGCATCGCCAGTTGAAACTGTAGCATTCATTGAGGTGGTAAATGTTTTTGCTCCTGCGAATGTCTGTACTCCAGTTGTAACAACACCACCAAAAGAAGCTGATGCTGGTTCTAAGTTTAAAACACTTCCAGTTAACGTTGCTGCATTTGCATTAGGTGTTGTTCCTATCGCTGATAGTGATACAGAACCTCCACTCCCTGTTGAGGTTGAGCCGTCAGCCATAAGGTATTGTGTTGCCAATCCTCCTGATTTAATTAATTTAGTAGCAGTTAGTTCCCCTGCTTGGTTTACTGTTAGTTTATTGACCCCGTTCTTGTTTAAATCTATAAAGTTACCTGTTGATGCTGTTAAACTATTTATAACTAATCCTTTATTAGAATTTTGTAAATTGGTTTCTATTGCAATTGAACCATCGCCGTTTACTTGCAATCCTATGCCTGTTCCTGTTTCAGCTACTATCCCAATGCCGGTATTAGAGTACCCAATTATTCCTTGAGCTGAAGAAGAACTTGCATAAATAGCTGAATTGCTTACTGATGTTACATCTAATCCAATATTTGTAGAAGCTACGCTTATAATCACCGGGATACTAGTAGTCCTACCTGCCGTTGTAACTTGTTGTAAAGTAGGAGTTACACCACCTCCTGTCATCGCTATCCAACTTCTAACGCCTAAAGTTGTTGAAGACAATACATAGCCATCAACTAGCGGGTTACCTAATGAATTTTCTTTTGTACTTAAACTAGTGGTTAAATAACCTTTGTCTATTAATGTTCTATCGTCATAGCTTAAAGATAAATCAGAAGCATATTTAATTGGTACGGTTGATTGCAGTCTAGTCCTACCTATTCTAAATATACCTGAAGTAATTCCATTTCCAATAGAATTTCCAATATTAAATGAGTGTTCTGCAGCTGCTGTTGCTGAAGCTTCAGCACTACCAGCCACGTAAGAAGTACCAAAGAAATTAGTGGATGTCTGTGTAAATGGTTGTACAACACCAACATTTGGGTTGCCTATAATCATGGTAAAGCTCGCTTGTGACCTTTCTAGTTTCAGCTGAATATTAGAGCCAATAGGCCCTATAGTAACTAAACTGTTTACTGCTGCAATACTTCCAAAATTAGCTACGCCAAATTCATTTATAAAGCCAACTAATGTATTTGCTGAGTTAAGAAATTGTAATTGCTTGCCAGACACCATTTTTACTTGAGTATGACCTATGTTATTATTCCTTATATCGTCTCCTGTTTTTGTCCAGTATTGAGAACTAATTAGTCCTGCATTAACAGCATCGACTGTAGGAAACTTAGTTCCTGTGCCGTCTATTGTTAGTGAGTTTTGTTTATTTGAATCATTTGCTGGAGTAAATCCTAATACAGTTGCAACTGTTTTGTTCTCCCAAATATCAGTTGCAGAAGTATAAGCTAGAACATTATTATTTGCAGCAGTTGTTATCTTTACATTGTGTAATTCATCTAACTCATAACCATTATCTACTTTGACAAATATAGTTCCTTGTGTTAT